CTCTTGGAGTGGTTGAGGCTAATGCAGAGGTAGTGAGAGCAAGGGAACCATCGGAACCGCCGTTTATGGGGCTTACAGTGGGTGTATAATGGACAAGTTGGTATAAAAATGCCCCAAGCTGTTTATTCTAATCTTAGTGAGATAACGAAACTACAAACTGATATAATGACCTTTGTAAATTCTTGGGCGAGGGAGAAGAAGACTCCCATACCCCAAAAAGAGATAATTGAGAATATGATAATGACTAGTGTGGGCCAACCGACAACATTGAATGCTTTAATCGGTTTGTTGCAGAAGGGTTATTTGAGAAAAGCCACGATGACGCAGTGTCCTTATTGTTCATCTTCGTTATCTAATAGAACTTTTTATGTAGGATTGAGGACAGTATGAGTGAGAAAATTGAAAACAAAGGATTGAGAGTTAGGAGTAGTACGCCGTTTAAGTTGAAAGATAAACCTGGCCGGCAATTCATGCCGATTCATTTAATGAAGAAATTTGGGTTTGTGCCGGAGATTGTTATAATTGAGAAAGTTCGTGGATCGAATAATGGATTGGTTGTCAGGGCTGTTTTAACTCCGGAAGAGATTAAAAAGGAAGACGTGGAGTTGGCAAAGCAGAAGAAGGAGAAGAAATGATTGTCCTGGCTGTATTGTTTTTGGCTATTGGTTATATGTTTGGCGTAAAATTGTGTGATGAGTTATATAGAGATTTGAAAGGAGAATAGTGGCAACAGACGATAAGTTAAATCCAAAGCAAGAATTATTTTGTCAGCTTTATGCGACAGACAGAGAGTTTTTTGGGAACGGGGTTGAAAGTTATATGGAGGCTTATGGGGATGAGGTAGACAGGTCAAAACCGAACTGGTACAAAACGTGTGTAGCGGCCGCTTCTCGGCTGTTAACAAATGTTAAGATTCTGAATCGGATCAATGAACTTCTTGAAGAAGGTGGATTAAATGATGCTTTTGTGGACAAACAGTTGAAAATGCTTTTGACTCAAAACGCAGACTTTACTAACAAACTTGGCGCTTTGAAAGAATACAACAAACTCAAACAGCGTATCACTGACCATCTGGATATAAAAACCGATGGTAAGCCCATATATGGAGGAAGAGCAACAGAAACAGTACAACATAGTTGATACTTCTGCCACTAAGAAGATATTTGAATTAACCAAGAGAATTCGGGCGGTCTGTGGTGGAACGTCGGCTTCTAAGACAGTCTCGATTCTTATTTGGCTTATTGATTACTGTCAAAAAAGGCAAGAAAGAGAGAAACTGGCAACCGTGGTTTCCGAATCGTACCCTCATTTGGAAAAAGGGGCGATGTTGGATTTTGAGATAATAATGAAAGATCGGGGGTACTGGGATGATAGCAAGTGGAATAAAACTAAACACATATACACTTGGAATAATGGTAACAAACTAGAGTTTTTTTCAGTAGACACCTATGGGAAGGCTCATGGGCCACGCCGGGACATACTGTTTTTGAATGAGTGTAATAACTTGCATTTCAACATTGTCGATCAATTGATTACTCGGACGAGGGAAGTGGTTTGGCTCGACTGGAATCCAACGAATGAGTTTTGGTTTTATTTGGATATGCTACCAAGCCGAAAAGACGATATTGATTTTATTACCCTGACTTATTTGGATAATGAGGGATTAGATGTAGTTAGTAAGAAAGAGATTGAGTCTCATCGTAATAATAAAAACTGGTGGACCGTTTATGGTCTCGGACAGCTTGGAGTAATTGAGAGTCGTATTTACAAAGGTTGGGAATTTATAGACGAGGTTCCCCATGAGGCGAGGCTTGATAAGTATGGGCTGGACTTTGGTTACTCAAACGATCCGACTGCTATTGTGGCTGTCTACAAATACAACGGTGGTTATATTCTGGATGAGCAAACCTATTTGAAAGGATTGTCTAATAAGCTGATCGCAGATGTCTTTCTTGCTTTGCCGGGAGCATTAGTAATTGCTGATAGTGCGGAACCCAAGAGTATAGACGAGATTAAAAGCTATGGTGTCAATATTGTCGGAGTCTCAAAACAAAGGGGCGAGAACAAAACAGACACATTTATCAAATGGAGTATTGGGTTTGTTCAAGATCAGAGGATTTCAGTGACTAAAAAGAGTTTGAATATAATTAAAGAGTATAGGAATTATGTATGGATTACGGACAAGAATGAAAAAATTCTTAATGAGCCAGGGGAGGGATGGGATCACACAATGGATGCTCTTCGTTATGCTATTGCGAGCGGGCAGAAACTAGTAAACTGGAAGCCTAACGATCCGGGTGGTATCAAGCCGTTATTTGAAGGTTTGCCAGGATAGTTGCGTACAAACATAATGGCGGTTTAATATAGCAATATGGCAGACCAAAAAGTAATCATTGATCCGATGAGTTTAGAGCTCCAGACACTTTTGCTTAACAAAGATGGTGGGTATAACTATCAACAGCGCCGGCATGACCCCTGGGAGGAAACGTACAGCTTTTACAGGGACAAAGTGGTTATCAATCGCTTGACCCAGCGTCAGTCGGTGCATCTTCCCATGATGAAGTTGGCTTGTCAGACAAACTTGGCCAGCATGGACGATATGCCGGTGAATTACTTTGAGAATTTAGATAATGACAAACAAGCAGAGTATTTTAAGAACGAGTATTGGAGAATTACCGGGGAAGATAATAACTTTGAGTTGCAGGATATTGTGGACAAAAAGCAAGAGTGGTTGTTTGGTCGGACATTTGACCAATGGCAGGTTGTAGACGGCAAGATTAAGATGACAGTAACTGATCCGCAGGACATTTTGGTGGATAGATATTGCGATCCATACAATCTTCACTCCTCACGGTTTCTGATTCACTCACATATTTTTATGCCGTTATCCTCGCTGGAAAAAGATAAGGATTATGACCAAAAAGCGGTGGCGGAATTGAAAGAATGGCACGCTACGAATCAAGGATTGATAAAGAATGTGACTAATCAGAGAATGCTCACCGAAAAGAACCGCAAGATGACTAACATGGGGGTGCCGGATGTAGACAATCCCATACTTGGAGAAGTGATAGTCGAACTTAGTCTGCACTTTGTTTTTAGGAAAGAGGGGAACGGGGAAGAACAGATTTGGTTGTATGTTGAAGCTGATGACCAGAAGATTTTAATGAAAAGGAAACTGGAAGAAGTGATCGGCGCGACCAAAGATCATTTCTTCAGAAACCATTACCCATACGTCACTTGGGCTGGCGATGTGGAGAAGCAGGACTTTTGGAGCGATGGCAAAGGAGATTCCGTTAGACCGTTGAATAAGGTGCTAGACTCTTGGTTCTCGCAACTTGTCGAGAACCGGACGTTGAGAAATTTTGGGATGCACTACTATGACTCAACGATTGAGGGTTTTGTTCCTTCAACTTTTAATCCTATCCCTTGGGGTTGGTATGGAGTACCGGGTAAGCCAGATGAGGTGATGAAGAAAGTGGAGATTCCGGATTTATCGGAGTCTTTGGATGAAATGAACTTTATCATGCAGATGATTGAAAGGGGCACGGGGGCTACGGCTACCCAACAGGGGGTCCAGACTGAAAGCAGAATTACTTTGGGGGAAGTGGAGTTGGCGTTAGGCCAGGCCCAAGAGAGGTCAAAGACTGTTTCTAAGTTTTACACCCAAGCCTGGCTGGATCGGGGGAATATGTTTATTAAATTGATTGAGGCGGCCAGTGACAGATTGGATGTTGTGAAAGTTTATAAGGAAGGTAAGAATACTCAAGATATTTACTCTCGTGAGATAAGTCCCAAGGATTGGATAACAGCCTCCGGCTATCGGTGTCGGGTTTGGAGCCAGGACGAAAGAAACAAGCAAAGCACCGACACTCTACAGAAACTAAACGCGGTGAAAGCGGTGATGCCGTTTAACAAAAAACTGAATGAAGTATATCAAAGAAAATTATTGGAGTTCGCCAGTCTCACGCCGGAGGATACTAATGCTATAATGCAGGAAGAAAAGCAAACTGTGGAAGCTATGCAACAGATGCCCGGTATTCAACCAATGGTTCCATCGACAACGCAACCTATTATTGGTCCCCAACCTGCACAAGTATGAGTATCGTGGATGATTTACTCTCGAAAGTCGGCCTTACATATGATGAGCTTAAACCGGTAGAAAAAGAGACGCTTAATACTTGGTTGCAGGCACTTCAGCAGTCGGAGTTGAATGTAGGGGTGATTAAACAATATCTTGCTACCATGCGGGATGGGGTAGAGCAGGAATTGACCAAGACTGGTAACACTAAAGATCAAGACATTTTTTTGAAAGCCAGACTGCGGAATTATATGTTATTAGAGGCGTTTTTGTCTACGCCGGAAAAAGCTAAACAGCAAATGGAAAAAGCGGTGTCTGGACTGGCTAATTCTTTGAGATGAGG